ATTAAGAGCATTTTGCATATCTGTAGAGTATTTTTGTACTTTTGCTGATGTCTCTGCTTGAAATTTTTGAGTTCTCAAGTTCCACTCACTCTGCCACGCTGAAAGCTCAGCAGTATTTTGTTGAATAATATTATTCACTTCTGCTGTATAAGCCTGTACTTCACTTGAGAATTGTTGCAATAATTGGTCATCATCTTTAGATAATAGCTGTGCGTTTTGAATAGCAATTTGAAGATTGGCTTGATATTCAATATTAGACTTATTAAAAGCATTTAAATTATTTTGAATTTCAGCCTGATACCTACCTATGTCAAGTTGATGTTCAGAAACTACCCTATTTACTTGAGAAGTAAAAATATCTACTTGAGACTTGGATACTTGAGCCTCACCAGTAGCCTCTGCTTGATATGCACTTACGATAGCACCAACTTCAGCTGAGTATTTTTGAGTTTTTGTACTCCATTCATTTTGCCAAGCTGTTATTTCCGCTGTATTTTGTTGTATAATAGCAGTTACCGCAGCTTGATATCCTTGATTATCCGCTAAATACTTCTGAACAAGTCTTTCTTGATGAGAATTATCTAATTTCCCTTGCTCTAGAATTTTTTGAGATTCCATATTAAATATGACATTATTTTTATCAAATTCCTTAGATGCATTTGTTAAATCATTTTGATGCCTTTGGATAGCTGACGAATACTCTGCTTGGGCTAGTTGTAATTGTGCATTGAAAATTTTTGTTTGAGAATCTGATACTTGTGCCCTTCCCTGTTGTGTTGTTGCATAAGAACTTACAACAGCTTGAACCTCTGCTGAGTATGCTTGAACCCTAGTATTCCACTCATTTCCCCAAACTTGTATTTTCCCACTATTTTCAGAAACAATTGCCCCAACATCAGTTTGATAAGCTGAAATCTTTGCTTGATATGTATTTACCTCTGCTGAATTTTTATCTGTAATTTCCTTTATTTGAGAATTTAAAACAGCAACTTGGGCAGTAATAACAGCAGCCTTCCCAGATGCCTCCCCTTGATATTTATTTACAAGAGCTGTTAATTCACTTGAATATCTCTGTACCTTCGTACCCCACTCATCAGCCCAAGCTTTAATTTTGCCTTCATTTTCTGAAACTTGTGCATTCATTTCAGCTGTAAATGACTGAACCTCAGCGGTATACGTTTGAGCCTCTATCTGTATAGCCTGCGCTCTAGATGTCGCCATTTCAGAATCTTCTTCATTATTAATCCAATCATCTAAATCGGAAAAACCATAAGAAGGAGCAACTGGTATAGAAGGAGTAGTCCAAGCTATTGTTGGGGCATTAACTAATGATAATTCTGGCAAAACAACATCTGGAGGGAGTTGTAAAGTCGATACAACTTGGTCAATACCACTCCAGTCTAAAGTTGGAGCAACTGGTGGGCTAGGCATATTCCATGAAATAGTAGGAGGCGAAGCAACTGTTAGAGAAGGAATCACAATCTCTGATGGTAAATCCATTTGTGATAAAGCCTGTGTCACACCTGCAAAATCATATAATCCGCAAATGGGCATAGTGTAAATTGGATAATGCGCAGATATACTTGAAAGAGCTTGACTAACAATTTCACTCGCTACTGGAGGAGTTGGGAAATTCCAAGTCAATGATGGAACAGAATCGTAATTTAAAGAAGGTAAAACAATCCCGCTTGGCATTTCCATTGACGACAAAGATTGTATAATAGTTGAAAAATCAAAAACTGGTAAAACTGGTGATATATATTCATCTATTGATTCACTAAATGACACAGAATTTGTGCTTAATGAAGGAGTGATTGGCGGTGATGGAAATCCCCAAGTTAATGTAGGTACTGAATCAAACTCTAATGTTGGCAATACTGCAGGTGGTGCAGAATATTCTGGGGCACCTGTAACAGTCCCAACAGAAGAAGCAGCGATAGAAGGCTCTAAAGGTTTTTGTAATCCGTCCCAATTCAAAGATGGGAAACTAGCAGTACTAAAATTTGGTTTTACATAAGAAGGCGATGAAACATTAAAAGACACCGAACTTGTTCCTAAAGATGGTACTGATGGAGTTATCCCCGACACAATTAATGAAGATATAATAGGAGTACTCGCCATTGTCAACGATGGACTTATGTAAGACGCAGGTTGAGATGGTGGAGTAATTGTAGCGGGTGTAATTGTAACTGAATCATCCATATCTATAGACGTAAAAGACGGGGCTATTGGAGGAGTCGGTGATACTGCGTTAATAGTTAGTGCTGTTATTGACGGTGCTGCCGATAATGTCAAAGATGGGACACTTGCCGATAATACTAAATCATCTATGTTGGGTTTTGCGTCTAATACAAGATTGGGAATTTCATAAGTAGGATTGACTATATTCACCATTTCTTGTCTCAAATCATTTAATTGATTTAGTCTTCCCTTAACTGCCGTCCCCATAATAACAAGATGCTTTACGTCATCTGGGACACCAGTGACATCTGCATCATCGTAAAGTATTGATGGAAAAGAAACAACAGCAACTTTGCCACCACTAGGAAGTAAAGTGACTTTCCCCCCTTCCCTAAAATACACAGGATTTCCGTCTGTTGCCTTATATATTGAACCAGAATCGGATGCTCTTCCTTTCATAGCTGGGGAAATCTCAATAGCTTCATAACCATTTTTGTGAGCATATAAAAACTTTGATGTACTAACATCTACTCCATTAGACGAAGAAACACTTACAACCTCAGTCCCGTCATAACCAGTCCCACCAGTTAAAACGTCAACAGCAATAATTGCGTCTCCATCAGAAAAAGCCCTTAAAGAGCCTCCTACACCAGCACCCCCAGTTATACTTACTACTGGGTCATCTAAATAACCACTCCCAGGAGCCGTTACCGTAGCACCAGTAATAACTCCAAGAGTAAGAGTTATTGAAATAGTTGCTCCAGCCCCTCCAGCAGAATCAGATAATTCAGTTGATACACTCCAAAGCATATCTTCTGGTAAAATATTTATTACTTCCCTAGCTGTATCTGATGCCCACTCTGAAACAATAGTAGTATCATCACTGCCTATTTGCCCTATAAGAGCTTCAACTTTTGCTTTTACACTTGATAGTACTGGCATTTGTTATCCTAATTATTACCTAATTGCATACGGGCTATTAGCTCTTACTATTTTAACAACCTTTGTATATGCCTTATTTTTAAATTCCTGTATTCTTTTTAAACCCAATTCAAAATCCATTGCCCAATATTGAGCTACTTGTAAAAAATTTGGGTCTGGATTAACCTCAAAACCTTTTTGTATAGCTTTAGATACAATAGTTAAATGAAATCTTGTAGGAAGAGAAGGGACATCAGAAAGGGATGATAGGTCTGGGAGTTCTTCTTCGTAAACAATACTTACTTCTTTAACTTCATCTACTGCTGTTAGAGAAGTATTGTCATTAGTATCAGTTGCTAAATAACCAATTCCAATTTCTTCTCCCTTAAGCCACCAATATTTTCTAGAATTAGTTGAATCAGCCATTAATAACCTTCTATATGTTCTGGGTTTCTAACAAATTGTATCTCTTCTCCATCATAACTAACCTTTGTAAAAGATACAACATCTTCATTCAAAGTTACCCCAGAGAGGTCATTTATATCATAATATTTTGTACCAGAAACAGTATTAAAAGTAGATGTTTCTGTAACTCCATAGTTAGTTCTATCTGAAATTTCTTTTTGCGCTTGATTAAGCCAAATTGTTATTTGAGTCTCACCAAGTTTGGGATGATGCTGTTGCACCATTTCCACCATTTGTTTTAGTGTCATAACAAGTCCTTTTAAAAAATGCCTCCCCAGTTTCCCGAGGAGGCAAATTTGTTTAGCTTGAGTAATCTGCCTTAGGAATAACTAAAGCATAAGAAGTTGCAGCATCTAAGTCAATAGGACCACCTGTATTATTAGATAATACAAAAGTGATAGTATCAGCAGCCGTTACAGCTGCGCTTAGACTTAAGTCCTCAACATCAATGCTAAAACTAGCAAGAACGAAGTCGCCTAAAGCAGCACCAGTGATAGTAACGTCTTTAGCCTCTTCGTCTCCATCAGCAATGGAAGCAGCGTCCCATGCAACAGAGCCTTGTAGTAGTTTTCCGTCTGGATGCTTTGCAAACCAATATTTAGCCATGATTTACTCCTACAGCCATACTGCGTGAGTCTCAGGGGCTGTAAACTCAAAGCCAACATCGGCTTGAATTAGGTCAACCCTATAGTCTTCACCAGAGTTTTTGATTGTCTTGACACCTGGATACACAGCCATGTCACGATTGATTCCATTTGCTTTTAGAGCAACTGTATTACAAGCCTGCATGTTAGCACCAATCATCTTGACATTAGTTCCATCAAGGTGAATGTCTCTGACGACACGGATTGAAGAACCATCAACATCAAATTGACGATAACTTACACCAGCCATCTTTCCACGACCACTAAATTGCATTGAGTAATTAGGACTTGTTTCCAAGTTATTCTTAGCAAAACCACCAAGTTTAGCTAACCAATTCCACACAGCAGTTCCAACATAGAACACTGGAGATACTTTAGACGCAAGCGCAAAGCGAGGGTCATGTAATGCACTCATATCATCTAAGAAAGAATCAAGAGTTTTAGTAGCTGTATCTAGGGCAAATGTGTTACCATTATTGAGGACAAAATTCACAAGACCTTCTGTGTATGTAATTCCATCATCATCAATGAATTGTTGACCAAAATAACCAGCTTGGGCAATATCCCAATTGATTTCAGCCATTTTTTCAGCCCACTCATTCTTCCAAGGATTTTCCCCGAATTTCAGAGCTGTTGCCATCGCACGACCACTCATCATCGCAGTATTTTTGAAAATCTGAGTATAGCCATAATCGGTTGAGAAAGGTTGAGCTTTCCAAGTTGAGCCATATCCACTCAATTCCTTGTATGCTGAACCAGCGATGTATGTACGTTTAGGTTCTAACTTTTCAGCTATAGAATCCGAGCCTGTACCATGTGCCACATCAAGCATTACTGTATTGCTAACCAATGATGTTACATAATCATTAACACCACCAGAAACTGCTTTGATACACTTACACAAAAGGAATGTCCCTTGTGCAATTTGGTCAGCACCAGAACCATTAACAACACAATCGGCTGTTTCTATAATTCTAGCAAGTACATAATCTTGAACTACTTTAGCAGAAGTCCCAGTTGGAATCTTGATAACTTGATTAGGTAAAAACCAGTTAGGTTTAGTTAATGTGTCTCCTAATGCATACGTCTTAGATGTCCCATCAACATTAATCTTATTTGAAAGATTACCATGTATCTTGTAATCACCCATCATAAGAACTGCAAATGTAGAATCAGCAGCAGTAGATAACTGTGCATCATCGTAAGCATTATTAAGACCACCTGCGTTAGCTAACAAATGAGTATAAGCAGCATCTGTCCAAG